CTTCATTTGTTACTTCATTTGTTACTTCATTTGTTACTTCATTTGTTACTTCATTTGTTAGTTCATTTGTTACTTCATTTGTTACTTCATTTGTTTCTTCATTTGTTTCTTCATTTGTTTCTTCATTTGTTTCTTTATTTGTTACTTCATTTGTTTCTTCATTTATTACTTCATTTGTTACTTCATTTGTTTCTTCATTTGTTTCTTCATTTGTTTCTTCGCTTGTTTTAGATTCTTCGCTTTTATTACTTGATAAACTATTACTCTTTACTAATAATAATTTATTAAACATATTATTTTCTTCTTTCAATGCTACTACTTGCTTTAATTCAATATATGGTTGTAACATTTTAGATGATACCTTTAAACCTTGTATATGAAGAATACAAACACATTCTGTTGCTTTTGTAATTTCATTTCTATCAACAACATTTCCTAAATCATCAAAAAATGATAATGGATTTTTTTTTATTATTGTTACTGGCATTTCAGTTTGTAATCGTATTATAAAATATTTACCTGACTTATAACTTCGTAAGATTGGTTGAAACATTTCTTCTATATCACTCATTTCAGGAAGTTTTTGCCCATGAAACCAATTTTCACGATTATTATATATATATTCCTGAATACACGCTTCAAATTTTTCAAACCATTCAATGCTATTAGAATTATTTATTGAAATAATAAATTCACAATGAGATTTATTTTCTATTTCAGAAAAATCATATCTAAAAACACCAGGGGGCGTTTGAATAAAAATTTCTTTTCCATTATTACTTAATTTACTAAATAAAGTTTGTCCATGTAAAGGTGTTGGTCGCCCTAGTCTTATTTTTTTAAAGTTATAATTATCAATCTTTTCTATATCAGTTATTTTACCATCCATCTTTATTTTGTTAATATAATAAATACACGTGTAAAACACGCAAAAATAATATTTTAATTTTTATATTATGGCTAAAAAAAATAATATAATTGATTTTATTAATAATAACTCTACACAAAGTGAAATTAAAGGAATTATTAACTTGCTTTTAAATATGGTTATGGACGAAATTAAACCACATCTATATTTAACTATTATTTTCATTAGCACTATATTTTTATTAATTTTAGCAATATTTGCATTACAAGTTAGAATTTTTATTTTAAAATAAATTAATCTATTTAATATATATATATATATGGGTTGTAAATCTTGTCAAACTGGTGGTAGTAGTTTAGTAGCAATGAAGGAAGCATTAGTTCCTTTAACATTATTAGGTGCAAGATTAGCAATGAAAAAGAAAACAAGAAAAAATAAAGGAAAAAGTATGAAAAAGAAAAATAGTAATAAAAAACAAAAAACAAAAAGAAATATGAATAAAAAGAAAATGACAAGACGTAAAAGACGTTAAATAAATTATATATTTATAATTATTAATAATTATATAATTTAGGATCTAATTATTACTTACATCAGGTCTTTCAACTAATCCTTCAAGTTCTATTGAAAAATTTTCACCAAAAAAATTGTTATTATTCAAACTTATATCATTAAAATCAAATGTTGTATTAAAAGCTTCACTAAGTTGATTAGTTAAATCGTCTAATGAATTTGATTCAAATGTTCTTGTAAATACTTGGTGCAATGGATTATTACTATTATCATAATAACTTGGTATATTAGTATTTTCTTCTTCGTTATTATTTTCTTCTTCTTCATTATTTTCTTCTTCTGAAACATTATTACTATCTATTGAGTTTTGTGAATAGTTTCTAATATCATATCTACACAAAGGACAACGATGATTATGTGTAAACCATACTCTTAATTCTTGAGGAACATATAAATGCCCACAATAACGTATTCTCATTACATTTAAACTAGTATCTTCTTCAAAACGTGTTAAACTAATAGGACAAATTGTATTTTGTGGATTTATAATATTATTAAAAGGTATTATATGTGTTCCTAATTCAATCTGCCTTTGTGTTGGTATAACAGGAACATTTTGCAAGTCCAAATTATTTATAAAATCATTTGTTTGTCTTTGCAGCGTGCTTAATATATTATGTCCCACAATTGAAAGTAGGCCATCAACTTCGCTATTACTTCGCGCTCTTCTTAAAATAGAACCATTATTTTCTCTCATATAAGAATAGTCTAGTGTATTAGTAAATACATTTTGATTATCAGGTATATATCTTATCTGGTTGCGAGGTTCTAAATTATTTAGATGAGAAAGATTTTGTATATTTTCTCTTATATCATTATTTCTATTAGTATTAGTATTATTATTATTATTATTATTATTAGTATTACTATTAGTATTAGTATTACTATTAGTATTAGTATTAATATTACTATTAGTATTAGTATTAGTTCTATTATTAGTATTATTAATCACATTATTAGTGTATTGCCTTCTTGAATTTATTCTATTAGGATAATTTATTGTACTTGTATTTCTAGAAGGATATGTTTGTCTAATTGGATTAGCAAATCTAATATTTGTATCACGATAATTAGTTTCATTTTGAGTTTCAAAAATTAAACGTTGTAATGTTGATTCTTGATTTCGCATAATATTAAGCATATTACGATAATTAGTGTTATTATCTTCTATTTGCTCTAAATAAGCATTAATATAAATATTTCTATAACTCATTATATTATATACATTATATTCTATTTATTTCATATTTACTATTTAAAATATTATTATTAATTATATTTTTACTATAAATTGATTATTAAATAACATAAAAACATTATTCATATAATATTTAATATGCAAGGCAATGGGTTAAGTAGTCTTGTTAATCTAGGTAATACGTGTTACATAAATTCAACACTACAATGCCTAATACATACAAAAAAATTAAATGAATTTTTTGATAATATATTTAAAACTTTGAATAAAAAAAAGACAAATGAATTTCAACTTATAAAAGAGTATGATGATATAAGAAAAAAAATGTGGAGTCAAAATTGTACTATAGCACCAAAACGTTTTATTAATTTTATACAACAATTAGCATTATTAAAAGATAGAGAAGAATTTGGTTATCATTATCAATGTTGCGCAAGCGATTTCACACAATTTCTTATAGAATGTTTACACAATGGCATTAAAAGAGAAGTAAATATAAATATAGATGGTATGATTAATAATGAACAAGATAGTATTGCTGTGAAATGTTATAAAAGTCAGAAATTGTTTCAAGAAAAAGAGTATTCTGAATTACTTCCAATATTTAGTGCTATTCAAGTTACTTCAATTTTAAATTTAAATGATAATAGTCAACCTAATTATGTTTGTGAACCTTATATGTCACTTTCCTTACCAATTCCACCTAAAAATAAAGGGGAACAATTAACTCTAATTGATTGTTTTAAAGAATATACAAAAGATGAAGTTATGATTATAGATAATATTGAAAAAAGCAAAAAAATTATATTTTGGTCTTTGCCAGAAGTATTAATTATTACATTATCGCGTTTTCATAACGATGCAAGAAGAAAAATAACTTCTGTTATTAATAGCGGTTTGAATAATATTAATTTAAGTGAATTTATTATTGGATACAATAAAGATAGTTTTATATATGATATTTATGCAACTTGCGAACATAGTGGAAATCAACAAGGTGGTCATTACACTTCAAATATTAAAGTAAATGAAAAATGGTATAATATTAATGATAATGTTATTACAGAAATTCTTGAAGATAAAGTAATTAATGGAAAAACATATATCCTTTTTTTAGAAAAAAAAAGGTGTTAGTATATATTATATAGAATTATATTATGAGTGCAAGCAGTATAAATCAAGGAAGCGGAAGCGGAAGTGGTAGTTTAGGAAGCGAACAGAATAGTAGTAGTTCTAATAATAGTTCTTTAGAAGATTCAGGAAGTCCATATGGAAGTATATCGCAAGGTAGTCAAGATAATAAAGTTAATACTGATGCTTACAATGAATCAGATAGTTTAGTACGTGAATTTATAGATAATACAGGAAATGCTATTTTACATCCATTTACTACTACTATTTTAGTAATAATTGCTTTAATTATATATATTAAAAATTCTGTTTCACCAGACCCATATAATCCTACTAGTGGTATTGAAAATATAATATGGATTCTTTTAACGATAGTACTAGTAGTAAATATTCTTTACTACTATTTTGATATTAGTTTTAGAAAATTTGTAACTAATACTTATGATTTTATTTTAGATATTTTTAAATCTATTAAGGACTTTTTATTTACTCTTTTTGGACTTGATCAACTTGCTAATGAAGAATCTAATGGTTCCCCTGAAGAAACAAATAGTTCACCTATTGAAACAGAAGAAGTATTTCATATACCAGGTAATAAATACACATATACAGAAGCAGACGGATTATGTAAAGCATTTGGCGCGCGTTTAGCAAATTATGATGAAATTGAAAACGCATATAGTAAAGGTGGTGAATGGTGTAGTTATGGGTGGTCTGAAGGACAAATGGCATACTTTCCTACACAAAAAGATACATTTAATCAACTTCAAAAATATCCTGAACAAAAAAATAATTGTGGAAGACCTGGTGTAAATGGTGGATATATGGCAAATCCTTACATCAAATTTGGTGTAAATTGTTATGGTATGAAACCAGAAATGAAAAATGGAGATGAAAAATATATGAAAGCAAGTGAAACACGAGTTCATAAAAGAAATAACACCAATAATGGAAACAATTCTCAAAATGTTGATAATGTAATTGTTGCTAGTTTTAATACCAAAGATTGGAACCAATACCAACGTATGTAAATAAAAAATTAAACTTCATGCATTAATATAATTATTTGAAAATAAGATTATATTAATGATTATCACATTATTTCTAGATATATCTAAAATTTATTAAGTCAAACAAACTAATTCCTTTGTCTTTTTTTACTTTTTCTTTGTCTTTTTCTTTTTAAAGATTTCTTTTTTGTTTTCATTATTTTATTTTTTTTTCCTCCTAGTGGTGCTACTTTATCTTGTTTTGTTCCAAATATTCTAAAAATTGAAGGCGAACTATTTGCTTTACTTTTATTGTTAGAATTTAGTGGTGTTGGTGGTCGTGGTAGTGGCAGTGGTAGTGGCAGTGGTAGTGGGGGTGGTGTATAATAATTAGTTAAAATACATTCTTTTACACCATAGTCACCCTTGCTATCAAAACCTTTAATATAAAATTTACTTCCATCTGTATGTTTAAAATATAAACGACTTTTACCCAATCCAATTAGCGCGTTGTTTCCAATAAAATTTTCCATACTATGTGCTTGAGTTGCTAAATTTACTATTTTTTTGTCTAAACCCGAAATTTTAACTGCCATTTTTTTTACACTATCGGCAATTCTAGAAACAAAAGTTCTTCTTCTTCCTACTAAAATTTCTCCGTTCAAAGTATCTACATATAATTGATTATATTTACTAAGTGTTCCGGAAACATTAAAATTTATTGGAAGACTAGGTATTGTAATTAA